CTGCATTTGATGAGTTATTCAATAAGTAAATAAAGTGTAGTGGGTGTTGAAGCCAACACTAATAAAACCGAGTGTGTACGTCTAATAGAGGAACACTCCGTAGGCAACAAAGCCGGACACACCCACTATCTAACAGGAGAAATATATGTCAGTTAAAGATGATTTAGCTGGGGTTCTTGCCGACTCTCTAAATAAGAAGTTCAAAGATTATAAGGTTGCTTACTTCTTAGATGGAGTTCAAGAAACACCAACAGATATCAAAGAGTTCATTTCAACAGGTTCAACAATGTTAGACTTAGCAATTTCAAATAGG